CGGCAAATGTCACAGGAGAATCTTCACAGATTTCCAAACCATTAGAAAATGCCTTTGGCAAAGGTGCCAAGAGCAAAAACACAGATGATCCTTCTGAGATGAAGCAATCATCTTTAGAGAGACTGCCACAGCCCACAGGCTACAGAGTTCTCATTATTCCTTACTATCCTAGCGAAAAGACAAAGGGCGGACTTATCGTACCTGATGCTGTTCGAGAGCGTGAATCTTTTGCTACCGTTGCGGCCTACGTTGTTAAGCTAGGTCCAGACGCATACAGCGATGCCCAGAAGTTCCCAAGTGGTCCTTGGTGCGGCGAGAAAGATTGGGTTCTTATAGGAAGATATAGTGGAAATAGGTTCAAAGTGGAAGGACTTGAGGTTCGTATTATAAATGACGATAATATTATCTCAACCATCCTTGACCCGAAGGACATTTCTTATGTATAAGGCAACGGAGAGCAAGGAAAATGGCTATGTCTGAAGACATTCGCGACGACGACGAATTTGAAAGCGGTACCTCCGTTGAAGTTGAAGAGGATCAAGTAGATGATACTGATTCTTCATCTTACGACGACGATGAAAGCCGAACAAATGTTCGTAATAAATCATCTGGTGACGATGAGCTAGAAAATTATAGCGAATCTGTTCAGCGCAGAATTAATCAACTAACAGCAAAACGTAAGCAAGCATCTGAGGAAGCTCAAGCTGCATACCAGTACGCTGAAAAAGTTCAAAAAGAAAACGAGTCTATGAAGACTCGCCTTCAACAAGTTAGTGCAGGGTACAACTCAGAAGCTGAAGGTCGCTTGAAAGCTCAAGAGTCCCAAGCAACTCGTGCTTATGCTGAAGCAAGCGAAGCTGGAGATTATGATCGTGCAGCCAAAGCGCAACAAGCCCTTGCTCAAATTGCTGTAGCCAAAGACAAAGTTCGCTCTCAGAAGAGTCAGATTGAACGTCAAGGGCAAGAGCAAAAAGCGCAACAAGAGCAGCAAACTCAAGCTCCTCAACAGCAACAGCAGCAGCAGCAAGCCGCTCCTGCTCGTGATAAAAAACTAGATGGATGGTTAGATAAAAATAGCTGGTTTGGAAGTGATCGCATTATGACGCGAACCGCTCAAGCTATTCACGAAACTCTAGTTTTAGAAGAGGACTACGATCCTACGTCAGACGATTACTATAAAGAAATCGACTCGCGTATGCGTAGGGAAATGCCTCAAAAGTTTAAGGAAAAACGGTCCAACGCCCAGACTGTTGCTCCCGCGTCCTCTGGACGGTCTGTAAAATCAGGGCGGAAAAAATCGGTTGAATTATCGCCGGGTCAAGTTGCATTCGCAAAGAAAATGAGAATACCACTCGAAAAGTATGCGCGAGAAGTAGCTAAACTAGATAAACGGAGTGAACAAAATGGCAGATAGGACATCACGCGATTCAAACACGCGGGAGCGCGAAGAGCGTTCAAGAGAATGGCGTCCGGGTTCTGCTTTGGAAGCCCCGGAACCACCAATCGGTTTTAAACACCGTTGGATACGCGAATCCGTAATGGAATTCGACGATAAGACTAACGTACATAAAAAACGGCAAGAAGGCTGGGACCTCGTTCGCGCAGAGGAATATCCCGATTATGTAGGGCCAACAGTAGACGAGGGACGTAACGCTGGCATCATTGGTGTTGGTGGACTTGTTCTCGCTCGAATCCCTGTTGAAATGGCCGAGCAGCGGAATAGACATTATCAAAATGTCGCACAGAATCAAATGGAAGCAGTAGATCGTGACTGGATGCGTGAAAACAACCCAGCCATGCCTAAATCTGTTGCACAACGTAAATCATCCGTTTCCTTTGGAAAAAAAGGACACGGAAACTCTGAAGGAGAGTAAGTTATGTCTAATCAAGACGCTGCTTTTGGCCTTCGCCCAATTAAGACGAGCACAAGCTCGCAGCGGCAAAACCGTTATCGGATTGCCTCTGCATATAACACAACAATTTTCCAAGGTGACATGGTTAAAGCCGTCACTGGCGGTGGAATTGAACGTGTTGTAGCTGGTGCAACTGGTCCCATTTTAGGCGTATTTAATGGCTGTTCGTTTGTAGATGCCAGCGGGAACATAGTGTTCTCAAATCGTTGGCCTGCTGACACTGTTGCCACAGACATCTTTGCAAATGTAATAGATGATCCATCTGCCACTTTTGAAATCCAAGCAAATGCTGCGTTTCCTGTAGCTAGTTTGTTCGGTAACTTCGATTTGGTAGATCAAAGTCCAGTAGGAACTACCACAAGTGGTAATTCTCACATGGAGCTTGCTGTATCTACACAGGCAACTACCGCAGGGCTTTGTTTCAAAGCAATCGACATTTCTCAGGACCCTGAGAATAGCGATGTTTCATCGACAAATACTAACGTAATTGTCAAAATCAATAACCACCTGTTCAGTGCTGGCACTGCGGGTCTAGCGTAAAGGAGACTAAGTTATGGCTATTTCACGTTCACAACTAGTCAAGGAGCTAGAACCGGGCCTCAATGCTCTGTTCGGTATGGAGTATGATCGCTACGAAGGCGAACATGCTCAAATCTTCGACACTGAAACTTCAGACCGTGCGTTTGAGGAAGAAGTTATGCTCGTCGGATTTGGGAATGCTCCCACAAAATCCGAAGGTTCTGGCGTAGAGTTCGATAATGCAAACGAAGCATACACTGCTCGTTATTCACATGAGACTGTGGCGCTTGCATTCGCACTGACCGAAGAAGCAATCGAAGACAATCTTTATGATCGTCTTGGTGCTCGTTATACTAAAGCACTGGCACGCTCTATGGCCCACACAAAGCAAGTAAAAGCTGCATCTGTATTGAACAATGCGTTCAATGCAAGCTTTTCTGGCGGCGATGGCAAAGAGCTTTGCGCAACTGACCACCCACTTTCAGGTGGTGGTACATTCCGAAATGAGCCGACAACACCAGCAGACCTTAACGAGACTTCGTTAGAAAATGCTCTGATTGACATCTCAACTTTCGTGGATGAGCGCAATATGATCATTGCCCTTCGTGGTACAAAGATGGTTATTCCACCACAACTGCAATTCATTGCAGATCGTTTGTTGGAAACAACTCTTCGTCCGGGTTCATCAGACAATGACATAAACGCAACTAAAAACATGGGTATGGTTCCAGAGGGTTACACTGTTAACCACTTCTTGACAGACCCAGATGCGTTTTTCATCAAGACTGATGCTCCTAACGGCTTCAAACATTTTGAGCGTTCACCTATGCGCACAAACATGGAAGCTGATTTCGACACAGGCAACATGCGCTTTAAAGCTCGTGAACGCTACAGCTTTGGCTTTAGTGACCCACGCGCCGTATTCGGTTCTCCCGGAGCGTAACCCGAACAAGTGTTCGTACTATGGAAGAGGGTGGTTTAACTGCCCTCTTTCTTTTTGTTCTATTCTATAGTATTGTTGCCCTATCCCTGACAGTCGTATTCTGCGGCTGACTTAACCCCGACAGGAGATTCTCATGGGTAATTCTACTTTCAGCGGACCAGTGCGTTCGCAAAACGGCTTCCAAGACATAACAACCGATTCAGTAACTGGCGTTGAGACACTTGACGCTGATTTTGCCTTCAATACCGAAATTGGTGGCAAGTTGGTTGTAGAAAAAGGCTCTCGAATTTTAAGCCCTTCCGATGCTGGCTCAAACGGACCTTCTGGATTAATCGTAGGTAAAGGCACATACACCTCAGTTGGTGACGTATCTCTTGTTGCTAATCCTTATTCCGTGGGTTTAACGCAACTTTATCCTTTGGGAACAAAGTTAATTGATGGTGAACGCACCTATCGTTACTCACGAGCTAATGCCGTTGCCATTGCAGCGGGAAAATTGCTTCAATCTGCTGTATCTACTACTACTCACCAAGGCTTGGCTCCCGCAGCCGCTCCTATTGGTGCAACGTCCGTAACGCTTACGCTTGGTTCAACTAACGCTACAAAAAAAGACGAATACAAAGACGGTTATCTCATGGTATCTGCGGGTACTAGTATAGGTAGTGTTTACAAAATATCAGGAAATGCCGCTGCTAACGCGGGTGGGACTTGTGCAGTAACCATTTATGAGCCTCTCCTAGTAGCTCTAGTCAACGCTAACTCCAAGATGGACCTTACGCCAAACCCATATGGCTCGTTAGATACGGACTCTGACGGAGGTGTTTTGATTACGCCAACTACTCTGACTTCTGGGTGCATTGGTTACTCACACGTTGCGGTTGCTGCAAAAAGCTTTTTCTGGGCGCAAACAGCAGGTCCAGCAAGCATTTTAACTAGTGGTACAGTGGTCATTGGAAACGTGGTTGTAGCATCAACTGCCACGGCTGGCGCTGTAATGCCTTCCGTAGATAATGCAACTGCTTTAGTGTCAGTAGGTACTTGCATGACAGCTAGGAGTGCTGGAAACGGTGCTGCGGTCTTCTTAAACATTGATTAATTAATCTAGCGGGGGGCAACCCCCGCTTAAACCCTTAGGAGGCCACAAAATGGCAGGATCAGACGTAAAAGCAGTCATTATCACTGATGAGGTGGCTTTAGACGCAGACGGAATATCAGTTGCTACCTCAGTGGGCAACAACGCAGCCTTGGTTATTGGCGGTGCTTTAGCAGAAAGTGGAAGTGTTACAAACGCTTCTGGCAGGCAAGTAACAATTCTTTCAGCAGCAAATGACTCTTCAAAGGCATTTGACGTAGTTGGTACGGATGTGAACGGTGCATCTCTTACGGAGAGAGTCACGGGCGCTAACGCAGGCACCGCTACTAGCTCTGGTTATTTTAAAACTATTGTAAGCATAACTGCTGTTGGAAACCCCGCTGGAGACGTATCTGCGGGTATTAATTCTAATGCTTTGGGCGTTATCTTCGCGGATCGAACTCGTTTGCAAGGATTTTCCTTTGTATCTGGTGGAGCCGCTGGAACAGCTAATGTAAGGGAAACTGGAGCCACAGGAACTGAAGTTGTGCAGTTTAGGACAACTGGAACTGACAATCAGTCAGATGGTGCTCGTGGGTTCCCAGATGAAGGTCTTTTGTTTAAAACAGGTTGTTTTGTGACTTTCGTTGTAGGAACTGTTGACTTGATGATGTTTTATCACGCTTAAATGTCTAAGGGGGCATAGAAAATGTCTGTAGAATATCGCGGAGAAAGATTTTCTGGGCATAATAAGCCCAAAAGGACCCCCGGAGGTAAGAAGAAATTTGCTGTTTTGGCAAAAAAAGGTGATAAAGTTAAGATAGTTAGGTTTGGTGACCCAAAAATGACTATAAAAAAAGGAATTCCTGCACGAAAAAGAAGTTATTGTGCTAGGTCTGGTGGAATAAAAGGCACTACAGATAAATTCAGCGCAAATTACTGGTCGCGCAAGGCATGGGATTGTTAATATGGTTACAGGTAGATCACAATCATCCAAACAGGTTACAGAAGAACCAACACGCAAAAAGCCAAAGCCAAAAGGGCTATACGCCAACATTCACGCCAAGCAAGCACGGGGCGAGACTATGCGTAAGAAGGGTGCCAAGGGCGCACCAGCCAAGGGCGCGTTTGCGCGTGCAG